ATGAGAAGCCTCTAAAATGGCGCGACTAGGCCCGGGGGATGGGTATAAATGGAATTTCCTCTTCAGGGCTTTTTTCTCCAGGTAAAACCGGGCTTTTATAAGGTGACTTACCAAAAGGAACTTTCATCCTCTCAAAATCAGGTAAATTAGCAGTCACCTGCTTTAGCAGTGGACCGCCCATTTCTTGGGCATATTCATTTTGCAAACGCAAGTCAGGGATATCAGTGCCTGCCTGCTCGTATTCTTGTAACCCCTGTACGTAAGTTTGTAGAAAACCAAGTGGGGTGTTCCCCATCACGGCTGGAAAATCATTGTCACTCATATTAGAAATACCTCATACCTCTAAAACCTGAATTGTTCTGTTTAGATGCTGGCTTGCCAAAAATCGTAAATTTATCGTCAGCACCTGCAGTCGATGAACTTGAACTTCTATCGGTCATTGAATTGCCAAGCTGAATCGCAGACTTGCCAAGCTGAATCGCAGATCCTCTCCCAATATCAACATAACCTTTGCCGAGACCTACATAACCCTTGCCGAGACCTACATGACCTTTTTGAAGATCGTCTCCCCTCAGACCGAAGTGTGAGCCCCTAAAGATGCCGGCATCACCATCACGGCGTCCGCCAAAACTATAGTCAGTGTCGACAAAACTACGGTCTTCACCACGCTCGTCTTTGCGGCCACCAAAGCTATAGCCAGTGTCGACAAAACTGCGGCCTTCGTTGCGCTCGTCTCTACGCCCGCCTCTACGTTTGCCTCTACGCTTTGATTGCTTACGTCTTAACTTAGCTAAACGTTTGGCTTCTTTGCGTCTCTTCTTGGCAAGCCGCTTGCGTTCTTTTCTCGACAGGTTTTCTGTAAGGGCTGCTACAGCCATGATCAAGCACCCTCCTGAAGTCGGTCTTGCTGATGACGCTTACGTTTTTCACGATCGACACCAACACGTGAAGCAAGCTCTGCTGCAGTATCAGCACCGAATTTGCCAGCAGCTCGCCCAAGCTGTCTATTGATTCTTCTGTCCATCTTCTTAGCCATCAATGCAGCCTGTCTCTGAGCATCGGCCTCTTCACCTGTGCCTGTAATTTCATTAAACCTTTTGCCACCTGCCGCTTTCAATGCGTCATCACGCATTTTCATCTTAGCTCTGAGTCTTTCGGTCTGACTGGCTCTTTGATCTGCATTAATTGTTTTCCCGCCCGTATAATCTTTGCCGAAAGTGCCAGCCATATCTGACGCTGAATCAGATCCAAACCTTCTAATAGCCTTGCCCATTGTCCGATCCATTCGACTTTCCTGCCGAGATGTATCTTTTCCTGAAAGAGCTCCCATAGCTTGTTTTTTGCTTGCCTCTCCAAAAGCTTCAGCAAACATACCTGCCTTTCGCATATCTTTGGCAGCCCTGTAATCTGAGCGAGCAGCAGTACGTGCTTCACCTTGAATATTTTGATCACCTAATAACGCACGGGCGCTGTCCATACCGGCTTGACCTTGCGTCGTCATAGCGCTGGCAGACTGAGGCTGAGCATCTAGTCCACTGAAATCAAACTTGGGACGATAGCCGCTACGGACAGCTCCTCTTGCACCCATTTTTCTAATTAAGTTTCACTTATATATTGATTCTATCTTTTACAAACTCATCCCAACATTTTACCGGCAAGGCCGCCGACTAATGCTTCAGAGCCAATACCAAGTGCCTGACCGACAAGGCCACCTCCGACAAGATCTTCAACTCCGCCTCTGACTAATGGACCTGCTAAACCACCAATGATGTATTTGGAAAGAAAATCTTTACCCGGTGTTTGAGATTCTGCATTCATCGGATTTGTTTTCTCAGCAGCCTTCATGTTGGCTTCTGCATAGGGGGCGCTGACAGCCTGCCCTTGAGTTGCATAACCACCAGGTAGCTTCTCCTGGCGACGAGGATCTCCTAGATCAGTTGCCATGTTGAGATAAGAAGAATTAAAACCGCCGCCGAAAGGGTTGTATGTCATTTTGAACCTGCCTTTTTCATTAATTTTTCTTTGGCAGCCATAATTGCATCATAAGCCTCCTGTCCCATAGGATTTTCCATTTGAGCACGGCTGCCTAAATCACCCATTACTGTTTCACCATCAGGTGCCATTGGTGCGTTCTCTGCAAATTTTGCTTGAGCTTTTAAATACTCACGCTGTGCAAGCATCGGGTTTTCTTTCGCCCATGCCTGCAATGCAGTGCTTCCATCTTTTAATTTGACATTACCAGGCAGGTTAGTATCCGCGAAATAGTCTTGGATCTTATCCTGATTTACACGCCCCATTGCACTCTGGGCCGCATACATCGAGGCAATGTTGGTATCTTTCTCAGGCGCCATAAGCTGGTTGCCTAATACTTCCATTGCAGCCGCATCTTGAGGTGATCCAGTACCTCTAGCTCCTGCACCGAAAACACTATCAAATTCCGGCGTTTTGAAATACCGTTGATATTGTTGATCTAGAAAATTTTGCTCAGCCGCTTCTGGGCTATCTGCTGATTCCAAAACTGGAGGCTCTACACCTGTCGGATCACTTGCCGGAAAAGCAATGCTTAAATCCCTTCCTGCCTGGTCAACATAAGACTGAAACCCTTCGGTCAAACCAAATTCAGGCAAAAACGGAATTTTCGATCCGCGTTCCATTGCCTTTATCCGTGCATCAACGACACCCTGGTTATAAGTTATAGGCCCGGCTAAAAATCTAAGGAAAGCACCTACGCGATCATTTACAGCAGGATCTTGATTTGAGCGGCGTAGTTTTTGCTGCCTAGCTCGATTATCTTTGTAGGTGCTCACTTATCAAAAATATCTTTCTTACAATACTAACATTAGCCAGCAATCAGATGGATCTGATCAAAACTTTTCCTAATGGAACAACGGTCACCACGGTAAACGGCTGCAAAGATTACAAATATCTCACATGTTCTGCGGCGGGTGGAATATGCCATTACGCACATTCTTTCGACAACGCTGTCTCTTTCGCCGAGGTATTTGAGAACTATTACAAAGTTTCAAAGCGCCAAAACACTGAAAGTAGCTAACATTTATGTGTGGGGTGGCCGCTCCAGGCCGTACTTTTTTCCCTCAAATCCATTGCAGCGCAGTAGTTCTCGCGAATAATTACCAAACTACTTTTTTAAAAGGGGGTTTTCACTTAAGCGTATAGGGACGGGGTCTAGGTCTTTGGTAGCTAAAAAATTCACTACCAAGACCCTAGGCTCCTACTCCTAAGAAGTAAGTAAAAGTACGGTCCTAAAATCGTTTTTGGTGATTATTCCCCAAACTCGTTGCAGGGCAGTCGATTTCAGCCTAATTTTGAGCCACTCTGACGTCCACCCCAAATGCGTGAGGTCGCTTTCTTTGCTGAATCAGGGCTTGTGGCCAGTGATCTCATTGTTTTTGCGAAAGCTGCACAGCTATTGAGCAGGTCAAGAGGGCGCACAAGCTGCTGGAGCCTTGCGGGGAACCCTCGCGTCATCTTCGCCGGCTTCGTCAACAGCAAGCGCAACCACCTGCACTACAGAGCACAGGACGCCAGGCCCCTACTGCTATCCCTGATAGGCCAGTACCCGTCCGCAGAGCAGTCCGTAATCGTGCGGCGACACACCTGTACTGATCCCTTCTGCCTCAACCCCTCTCATTACTACTACGGGACCAGGGCAGACGTGATGTTCGAAAACCAGCAGCGTAAGGGCCTTCAAATCGACCCAGTCATCCTGAGCTCAATCAAAACAGCTGATTCACGCATTTCTACAAAGCACCTAGCGGAGGAGCTAGGCCTGCCCTATCACAAAGTTCAGAAGATCAGATCAGGCACAACATATAGAAGTGTGCATTTAGATGGCGAACAACCTAATCTTGAAGAAAGCTGGGACTACTTCGAAAACCTTGTTGCAAATCTGCTGACAAGCTATCCAGAAGAGGTCAGGCGGTATCAACTTGAATATCACGTGACGAACGAACTCGAATGCCCTTGGCATCGCAACGGTGAAACAGGACACAAGGGTCGTTTTGGCCACATGGGTGAGTGCCTCGACTGCATCGAACAGATCAAAGAAGGTCACTGCTCTGTAGACGTGACGCAATTCGACTACCGCTGGTATTGGACCGTCAAACGGTTTTGGGACCAAGTGGATGTAAAAGGCGAAGACGAGTGCTGGCCATGGCTAGGTGCCACGAAGAAAGGGGGCACGGAATCAGTTGCCTATTGTCCGTCACCATTCCACAACAGTCCTTCACAGTCAGCAATGAGAGTTGCTTACTGGCTGAGCCGTGGATATACAGGTAAGTACCGCATCCACACAAAGCCTGATTGTGAAAAGTTTTGCTGTAACCCAAAACACCTGATCGCAAAAGGGCTTGACGGCGTGGTTGAGCCATCTAAAATTGAAACCATTCAACTGAATTATGTCAACATCTTCGAGCACTTCAAAAAAACCAACCCACAAGAGAGCTAGCATCCTGCCAAGCGATTGGCGGCCAGGAGCACGTAAATGGGTTGCATGTGTCGTTATTGGCAGTGAAATTTATTGGGGTGATTGGCAAGAAGATTTCGGTGAAGCCGACTCAGACCTACGCTGTATGGTCAACAATCTTAGCTACGAATTAATTGAGACAGCAGAGGACGAAGGGTTTTATCCTGAGCGAGCTATAATTATGGAAGAAAAGTATCAAAAATCCGGACGGACTAATGGTCTGTTTATTGGATTAAACGAGGCAGATGGCGAGGTTTCTAACGACAATTCCCAGTAACTCTGGATTTTACAACCTTGGAAGTGTTGAAGCTTATCCAACCGGTGGTACAGGCCCTACTGCATATGGACCAACCTCTTACTATGGATCTGATCCCCGTCCTGCACAGCGTGGAGATAGCTTATATAATCCTATTGATTTGGGCAGTTTCTCTGCTGTATTTCGCTCGGTACCACTGACAAGTAACCACGGCGGCCTCTCTAGACAGCAGACGACATTTTATAAAATCCGGCTCACATCACCACGCTCAATTCAATTCACGCAAGAGCTCGATCAGTTTAGCTATCAACAAAATACAAACAGGAATACTCTGCTGGCTATATATCAGCTCTTGCCAGATAACAGGCGAGAGGAGCTTCCCATAAATAATTTGGGCTACGTCAGCCCACAAAGCTCTATTGACTATAACGAAGAAGAGCTGCGTTTAGAAGATTATCCAAGCACAAGGCTCGAAGCAGGTGAATACCTTTTCTTAATAACTAATGATATTAGGTATCTAGAAACGACTTATTCAATCTCAGTCAACGTACAGGTGACTGACTTTAGGTTCACACAAGAAGCCGCTGAAGAGGCGGTCAACTTTGACTTGGTGTCAAATAACGCTGTCGCCTCTTTAGATTTTGGCGAGATTGTTTAATCAGCCGCCGCCCGGTCGACCTGTGCCCATACCCGTTCTTTGGTACCGAGATCGACCGTATTGTTCCCTCTGGAAACGCGATTTGCCTGAAGCATTAAACTTCTCTCTTCTTTTCTTTGCTTTCTTTTTAGCCTTTTTTCTCTTCTTTTTTTTCTTACCGAAGTCAAAATCTCCCCCTAATTTTTCAAGTGCTCTCTCCGTAGCTCCACCCATGCTAACGTCATCTTTGTCATACTGTTTTACCGCATCAATGATAGCCTTATTACGTTCCTCTTCAGTAATGTCGTAATCTTTAGCGGCATCCCTGACAAAACGAACGTCTAAGCCGCTGAAACGCTCTTTACCTCTCTTCGATCCTTTGCCCCGAGCAGTGTGATCGTAGGTTCTAAGAAATTTCTGGTAATCAGCTAACCCCTTGCTTGGGCCATCACCGCCCCCACCGCCGCCGCCGTCTGGGTCAAACGGACCATCGATGCCGGGCTTATCACCACCACCTTGGGTGGTTTCTTCAAACACACCGCGAGCCCGATTTACATCTTCAGTAGTCTCATCAACACGCTGCTTAAAAGCGTCTCTAATGCTTTGATCAATCTTAAAGCCGGTCTCTGCTTGATCAGCAGGGAGAGACCCATAATAAGCACCCAGCTCTCTCTCGCGGTCGACCAGGTTGTCGTATGCCCTCTTCTCCTTATTGCCTAAAGTTAAATTCTCTATCGCAATGAGTTTGTCAGTCTCATTGTCCAGATAACCAATGTATTCGTCAGCTCTGGTGAAATCTTCCTCAGGTACAAAAGTCTGGTAGACAACAGGCTTCGGTACTTTAATAGTAGGTGTCTTTGGCCGAGAACCCATTGTACTACTTCAGTCGCACTTCTATACTGATTCTATCTGTCACAAACTCATGTAAATGGACAGCTCCGAAGAAGCCAACGGGGACAAAAATGCAGAGCAACAACAGCTCGGCGTACGTGATGGGGCGACGCATGATACAAAATACCCTTACCTTCAAGAGTTTAGCGAGTTAATACACTCACTGTCTATCCAAGAAATCGAATCACTTTTGACGACCCTACAAAAGAGACTGGCAACCTCACTTTGGGAGGCAGAAAATTTTGGAGGCTCTGTCGATAAAGCAAAAAAGCGCCTTGAAGACATTTACGGTAAGCAGTGGTTCAAGGTCACAAGCTTTAAAGACCATTTCACCCTATTGAAGGATTACTACGTCAGCGTCCTCATCGCTGACCACAAAAGGCAATGGGACGAAAAAAACAAAAAGACACAAATCCAAAAAATCGCTAAGATTAATCAAGAAAATACGTAGCCATGAGTACAACCCCAGAAGAAGACTGGTTGGATGTACTTGAAAAAACCGATTTCGAACCAGAAGAGTCGACTACAAACTCCTATCAAAGCTACCGTTTCACTGATTTAGACATTAATTCAGTGACCATCGATAACTACGCGCAGAAGCTTGTGCCTTCTTTGGTTGAGCAGGTAGAAATGTTTGTGCCACCCTCTGGCAGTTTTGAAACCGCTGATCTAAGGCGTTATCTTGAGCTTGTCTGTAGCTATGAAACAAGCACGTCCGACATCGTGCTTGGCTTGTCCTTGGCAGATCAGATCCGAATCACTTTTAGTGACATGAAGATCAGTACAATCTGCGATCGGTACCCTGATATTAATTTGGCAGAGAAGCGTAGATACCGTTGTGTAGCCGAATATCTAATTAGACAAGGAGAATTGACAAAGCTGAGGGATCAAGACGGAAAATTAATCAAAAAAATTGGAAACATGCAAAAAGCAGTGGTTTTATACAAACCGCTCCCAAAATTACTGGAAACACTCAAGCGTGCAGGTCTATCAAACTTTATAAAACTGAAGGAGACAACCGAACCTGTGAGTGCACAACAAGCTTGCTAGTATTGGTGCAAATAAAGAGTACTATGACAAGCCGTCGCAACAAAATGCTCAGCAAACTTATGCTCAGCGCCACTGGAGAGACTGAAGAGACTCTAATAAAGCTGACAATCGAGCGTATTTGCGCCGATATGTGCGATTTCTATTTGAAATTTTACCGGCTGGAAGGACCTGGCGCGTTGGTTTTTAAACCTGGCGCTGACGACAAGGAGAGCATGTTCTATCTGCCTGTCGACTCTTTAATCTCCGCATTGGAGGATAACAGGGATCAAGAGTCGATTTCTGAAGTTTTGCAAAAAGCAATTCGTCGTGCGGAGACGATTGAGCCCGACAAGGAATCCTTGTTCTTGATCCAAGACGATAACGAGCTTGCATTGGTCCATTACAAGCGCGATAATACTCAAAGCAATTTTCTCATGCTTTGAAGAAAAAGCAGAGCTGGAAGTCTCTACGCAATATCCTCGGAAAAATTTATCATATCTCCGAGGACTGGCTAACGCCTGCTGAATATTTACCTTACATACATGATTTATTAGGTGAGATCGACCTCGATCCTTGCTCGACGCATGACGCAAACATGCAGTTCTTGCAAGCAAAAAAAATTTACACCCTAGAAGACGACGGCCTGAATACTCAAGATCCTTGGACGGGTAAGACCTATTTATTTCCACCTACTTATGGACGTTGCTCATACAACAAAAAGCGTGGTAGCTGGAGATGGAGCACACGAAGTGGTGTGAATTCTAGACACCCATCAGTGATCTGGTTTCGTCGCTTGCACCGCGAATGGAAACTTCGAAACATACCTGAGGCTTTGTTTTACACCACGTATCCTGAGCTCCTTCGTACATGTCCTGAAGTATGGGATTTCCCAATGTGTTTCCCAAAAGACCGTGCACGCCTCATCCACGGAAAAAGATACTTCACCAACAAAACCCCCATGTTTTGGGGGTACTTCGTATATCTACCTAAATTGCAGTATGGTTTTGACCAGGCAGAGCGCTTCAGACAAATATTTGAGCCTTTAGGTAGGGTTACTGGCTTGCCCTGAATTCATTTCTAAAGGTCGGCAAGCCTGGGCCATTCATAAAAAAGCGATCCTCCTGCGATTTTTCGAAATCTAAATTAGGCGTTTCATCTACTCGTTTTTTTGCGAGATAATTCTGCAAGAACTGATTACCTCCCTCATTGTCAGAAGCTGCCCACGATTTACCCATTGCAGAGGCATAAGTGCCTGCACGACGATTATCGATGTCGTAAGATTGGCGTGTCTCGTTATTCATCTCTTCATTCTAATGACTCTTACTGATACGCAGGCACGTATTCGAGATATCTGTGATGACGTCAAAGAACTTCTTCTTTATAAGAACAGTAAATATGGTGACTCAGCTATCAATCCTGTGAGGGTGTTTAGCAAAAGCAGTGCATATGAACAAATTCTAGTTCGCATCGACGATAAGATTAACAGAATCATGAAAGGTCAAAACCTATTGCAAGATGATGAAGACGTAGTGATGGATTTGATTGGATATTTGGTATTGCTTAAAATTGCTTTAGAAACACAGGATACGAAACAAAATGGACTATGAAAAATTTATGGAAGGATACTCTTTAAATCTCCAAATCCTTGATGCTATTGATCTTCTTCAACATCTTGACCCGGACGCACTTGATTCCCTAGACCGGCTGGGGGTTGGCTCCAAAGACGGTAAAACCTCCGAAGAGCGTGACCAGTTGGATCCCACTCTTTAATTTTTTTCTCGAGATACTCAACGGCTTTGATTTGGTTCGGAGCTCCGTTATATGTCTCTGGCAGGTTTAATAGGCATACAGATGTCTGGCAATTATGCCTTGTAAATGTAGGTATTTCTTTGTCAGCAGAAAGAAAGGCATTTAACTCAGCCCTTCTTCTGTCTCGCATCCTATCTCCTCCGCAAAGCCAGTACCTATTTATATAGGGACTCCACTCTGAAATAATCTGTTTTTTTGAGGCGTGGCTGTTAATTAGCTCCAGTAGCTTAGAATTCTTGAACCCAAGAATACCAAGGCTCCTCGCGAAGCTGAGCACTGCGCCTTTTTTGTGCCTGTTTAAAGGCACATATACGTATTGTGAAACCTCTTTCGAGAATTCTTTAAGATCTTCTACCAGTTGTCTCTCGATATTTTCTCTATCAGTCTTTTCGTTGTACGCAACACGCCTTTTACCTAATTTCAGACTGTTGTAACCGATCCTCCAATTGGCCTCGCCAAAATCCTTGTATGCAGCAAAACGCCCCATACCTATGTAGGTACGAGGCGTTTCGTGAAACTTAATTAATTCGATACCAATATCTGTAAGAAAGGGGTAGTCCTTCCAAGACTGCTGTTTCTTACGGGACTTCAACAGTAGCGGTATAGCTCACCTCAGAATAACCATCCAAGGTCAACAGGACAATGTAGTCTTTAGCAGCGTTAGTGACAGTCACACCGACTGCACCCTTGCCTTTACCAGCCTGGGCGACGTTAAAGGCTTTCTTGTAACCAGTAGGAGCACTTGCAGCAGAATGGTCATCTTCCTGGAAGATCTCCATGCCGATCACACCAAACGACTGGTTCAGTGAAACGGTAATGTCTCCTGTAGAGTTAGGGTTAACCTTGAATGCCCGTGTGTTCTGGCTCCTATCGTTGCCAGCACCAGCACCTTCATAAGTCACGTCGGAGCCTGTGTTTACAGAAAAGGTATCAAGGGTTCCTTGAACGGTACGAGTTGCCATTGTTATTAGGAGATTTGACCGAAGGTTTGGTAATTAAAGGTGACTTCGGCATCTATGCCGTGATCTTTTAGGATTGATAGGAACATCTGACGATCGTGAGCTTTTTGATGAAGCATTTCAACGAATGCTTCTTCTAATTCGTCTCGATCCATGCCCTGAATGGCTAGTGACGCTGCGTGGATTTGAAATTCAACATCCACCGGGAGTCCTAATGCATCCATTTTTAGCCTTTACCTTGGATCTATCCTACCAGCATTAAATTGATGGTCAATTAGATCGACTTCTACGCTTACGCCTACGGCTTCGCTCGGTTTTAGCCTCAACCAAAAACAAAATTCCAGAGAGGTAGGCGACAGTAAATAGAGTCAAAAAGCTGATGATAGGCATTTTTCTCTATGAGAGGTCACCACTTGACCTTGTGGGACCAGTAACGTGCTGACATTTTATCTGGTTTGCTGTCTTGTGCGTTATGCCTCGCGTAATATGAGGCCTTTCTTGCTTTTTCTTTAGCGGTCTTAGGGTTTTTACCTGCCCCCTTGACACCCTGCTGGCCGAAACGAATAATCTTCTCTTTTCCGTCCTTGCATGCCTTCACGACATGGCTTTTAGTTTTATGGCCCGGAGTTTTCTTCGGCTTATTGCACTTCATGTGCTCCTTGGCTAGGCGTTTCGCCTTCTTGCGGTCAGCCATCTCACACCTTCAATACGCCTCGATCCATCTTGCCTGGGATGTCATCACCAACTTCACCACGCATGGCGCGGTCCCCGTCTTCAGGAATACGCTCTTCCTGCAGTTCCTTGATGTAACCACCAAGAAATTCTTTCTCTTTATTTTTGTCTTTAGATTGCGACCCAGCTGATGGAGATGTCATCGTCAATGTACGCTTGAGCTAATTCTGTGCTGGGCAGCTTTATTGAGCAGGATTTTTGCTCAACCCATGCAGTAATTCTATCAAACCTTTCTTCCGTAAAATATGGTAAATCTTGGGTGTACCAATCATTGAGCAATGTCGATCCTTTGGCCCTATTGCAGCTTGAGCAGCAACACGCCATGTTTGATCGAATGTTATGGCCGCCCTTGTGTTTCGGCAAAATGTGATCGATTGTAGCGGTGTCAGCGGTCAATTTTTTACCGCAATAAGCACATTCCCAATCCCAACTCTCGAATATGAAGGCTCTAAATTTTCGACGAGCAGCTTTGGGGCTTAAAACAATTAAGTTAACCAGTAAGTCTTGCTCGCAATGAAACACTTGTGGTATTCCAGCTATGTCAAAACTGTAGGCTGCACACACTTGTGCTCTACGTTATGCTTGCACCACCGGGAGCGTGGTGGAATCGGTAGACACACAGGACTTAAAATCCTGAGACCACAGCGGTCGTGAGGGTTCGACCCCCTCCGCTCCTATCAATCAGTTAAGCCAGGCGACAAAAAACCGTGATCTTCTTCGGCTGGATCAAATTCAGCATCCTCTAAAATTTTTAGAATAAAGTAATGCAATTTGTCGACAACCCAGCGCAGATCTTCATCTGGGATGTCTTTTATAATCGCCTCCAGGCGCATTTCACGGGACGGAGGCGATAAGTGTTCAGCAACCGTCTCAAGCGCCTTGTAGCGACTCCTTGTGAGGCCTTCCATCATCTCAATTGTCCTCAGTAGCCGCCTCGGTCAGCTTAGGCGCCATACGCTGCTTGACAATTGCGATTCCTTCAAGGGCACCAGTGACCTTGAGATACAGCTCCTTATCTCGCATCAATGAATCCTCAGCAGCACGGATTTTATCTGCAAGATCCTGCTGTTGAATAAGGAGTTTATCCTCTGTGTCGGTAAGGATTTCGTCCATTACTGCCCTTGATTTGGAATCAGTATAGCTCACAATTCATGAAATCTAATAAAGCCCCAACCACTGGCCCCACCTCCGTAAAAAATTCGCTTCTGTGACATTTCTCTGTCATAAGTAACACCTTTACCTGCCCCCTCAACAGTAGATTCCCAAAGCCCGTCCTTCAAATCAAGGCGTCCACAGGGATCGTGCAATAGCCAGGAATCACTGCTATAGCCATAAAGACAGACGTAATACGTGAGCCCAAAAGGCCTCCTATGTGTCCCTTTGGCTACGATCGCTAAAACTACAGGCCGGCCCTCGTCGATCTCATCTTCAATCTCGTCAGGACCGATAGCATGAGAAACAGTACAGCCGACTCCGATCTCTGAGAGTCCTGCACGATTGTCGGCCTTATAAGTACCAGTACCGTGCTTATAGACGGCTGATAAATAATCATCAAGGTCCTTAATAGGACTCATATTTAAGCCTATCAAAGCACTTGCCGTGCTGTAAATCAGGCCTTTGCGATGATCATGCTCTTTTTCGAGCGGTAGATGAAAGTAAGGGCACCCTTCTATATAGCGAAAACCTTCTTTTTCTTTGTAAGGTTTTTCGATTATTTCGTCTTGTTCGATCACCCAGTCATCTTTGACTAAGAGCCAAGTGCCTAGCGGTGAATCAATGACAAGTGATGACTCTAGTTCCTTAAGAAGCCTGCAGCTTGGTATTCGACGATCTTTTAGAAATTCTCCTTGTTTCTTATTATCTGAAAGGACCACAAAATTAGTATTAACTACAGCCCTGATACTTACTTCCCGTGCCATGAAAAATTCTATTCTTTCTTATGATACATAATTTCAAGCATGGCAACACGCAATATTGTCTTTAGTCGATAAAGACGCTCTTGTTCTTCGATAGGCCTTGCTGGACTACCTGGCCACATTCTCCAATGAAAATCCACAGACTCAGCGAGCTGAGCTATATCACTTTGGTGGAATTCAATTGTCAGATAAATATCGTCTTCATCGTCAGATTTAGGCATCGCAATCTTTTAGAGCAGTAGCAACTGTGCCGCCGATCTCAGCTCCTTTCTCTTGACCAAACATAACAGCCCAACCGCTTGCAAGCCAACCGACATACGGTATCGCAGTTAATGCGGGAGCAACACTACCGACTACGCCAGCGCCAACCATCGCACCTGTGCTCTCGCCAGACCCTGCCGCCTTTATACACTCTAATTGTTTTGCAGTCAACTTTCCCGATTCAACGGGACCGCCCTCACCTGTATTTCTGTATCCATCCATAGTGTATTCATGTGTTTCATATTCTCTACGATCTTCAATTGATTTTTCGGCGGGTTTGAAAAATCCACCATCCCTGTTCTTAGCCTCATTCAAGTCAAGAACCCTTCGAGACTTCATTACTTTGGGATCATTGGCGTTGTACTGCAACTGATACCCCTGCTTGTTTACATTGACTTTGTAAGAAGAGTAAGGCCCTGTTGGTAGGTTAATAGACGGCATTATTACCTTATTATCCTCTTTCAGTACCTGAAGCAAATGTCCAAGTACACCGAGATGGGCAATGCCGATGACTGTAGCTGCGCCAATAAGCAGAGGTTTGCAATTCATTTTTACATTTTGTAAGTGTCGTCTTTTTCGGTTGTAGTCGTGATTTTGAGTGGCGCTTGCTCAACTCTAATGACTTGGGCCGGCGCAGTCTGTGCAGCCTTTTCAATCAATTTTTCGATATCAGCTTTTGTGATACCAGAACCCCCATTCATCTTCATCGTACCGTCACCAGATTTCTTTGCTGTCTGGACCCCATAAGAAGCGAGTACTCCCGTAAACACGCTGGCAATAAAAGTTGGATCAATTTTTTGTTGGGCCAGGCCGGGGATAGTCACGTAATTCAAAGTGAGGATGCCGCCACTCCAAATCAAAACGCCGAGTCGTACAAAGTTTGAAAGAATTGCAAGATGTTCCTCACTGTCACCGGCTTTCTCTTTGATCTTTGCAAAGACACTTTTCTTTTTAGGGTCTTTTGGATCTTCTTTTACAACTTCAGCCATAGGTACAATCACTTTCATTTAATATCATACTGTGTTTCCTCCGTTTAATATCAGAGTAGTGTAGATAAAACCATGCTCCGAATCTTCGCATTGATTATTTTATTTGCAGGGGCTGCACGTGCAGATATTACTCATAAATTACAAAGTTCAGTGCAGCTGACTGTCGATGGTGCGGCTAGTCAGGCAACACGTATTGGCAGCACTTACTCAGTAAGTGGCTCTAACATCTCTGTTGAGTCCTCTGGATCCTTTGGAGGACTTGGAACACTCTCTTCAGGGACTGCGGTTGGATATACGCCTATGTCGGCTGAAATTACCACGGCCGGGGATGCGTTTACATTCAGTGAATCATTTATCGAAGGCGATGATGTGACCAGTGGTACGACAGTGACCTCTGGTGTTGTACCTTCTCTTCCCATGCTGGGCTCGACGACGACCTCCTCTGGCGGTGTGGCGGGCACACTGGCTGGAACGATCGCGACAGATGGTGCAATGACGATTACGGCTGGTGGAGCTGGTACAACGGCAACCGGACAGCACGTAAGTGAGGTCACCGTGCGTTGAGATGTATAACCTTCGCGATTCGCTTGTACTAGGTTTTTCCCTAGGAGTTTTGCATGGCCTTTCGCAAGCTGCGTACTCAGTTCCTGTAGTCCCAAACTTCACTCAAGGCAGCTTACAGTCAAAAACTGAGACAACATCAGTGGTCTCTGAAACAATAAATTCGATTGACTACAACACTGGGTACCAGTACTCTGTAACTGGTAGTAATATCAAAAATACTGGCGGAAGTCTCGCGCCAAGTGCTACCGACTCGACCTCAAATACGGTCAATGGAGTCACAAGTACATGGACAACTCTCGATACTGCAAACAAACCAAGATGGGAGATAGTGAATCCCGGGAAAGGCTTTCAGTTTACGGAGACCATGCAAGGTCCGGGTCTGTCCAATCAGACCGTAATTCAAAGAACCACAGAAATTCACAGCGTTACAGAAAGTACCTCCATATTCTCTCAATAAGTGCAATAGCTTCTTTTGCTTCGCCTTGTATGGCAGCTGATGTTGGCGGCGTAAGCGCTACAGCAAACCCGGTTGCGACCAGTAGCGGGTCAGTGACTAATCAGGCAATTCAGGTATTACAGGGTCCATATATTACAAATACTTACGGAGCAGGTATTCAGTGTCAAGGCCCGACACTAAATATCACTCCTTTTATCACAAATAGCAATTCTTTTCAAAAGCCGTTTGAGGGTTACTACAAAGATCCTGTCTACGACGTCAGCGATGTAGACGGCGATGGAGTAATTGATAACCCAGGTGAAATTTTATATTGGAAAGATGTAAGGACAGGCCAAAAAGATACACACAGCTTAAACGCTGGACTTTCTGCCACAATATCTTTTCCCTTAGACAGTAGTTTGCAAAAACGTTGCAAAAAGGCTGTCGACACACAAATAGCTCTCCAACAACAAGTTCTCGCCAACCGGAGGTTAGATTTTGAAATCGCAAGACTTAAAAATTGTGGTGAGCTCGCAAAAAATGGTATAACTTTTCACCCAAAATCACCATACTTTGATGTTTGCAAGGATGTTGTAGTTAAGATACCAGGCGATACTTTAGTCCCGCATTATCATCCTATTTCTTTAAAGCAACTCGAAGAGCACGAATCGCACGATTCCGATCACGTTGGGCAAGACGACGTTGTAAAACACTCTCTGCCTTCTGGTTCTGTCCTCTCAACGCAGCAATCTTCTTCATTATCTTCTTCACAGTAGGTTTAATTAATTTTAAAAGAAGATCTGCTAATGGTTTGGCCAATAAAGCAGACGTAGTGGCGACGACAGCTATGGTTGCTGTAGTAGTTACTTGAGGTGCTGTGGGTAAATATTTTTCGACAAAGGATACTTCACTTATCACTTCAGCTTTAATTTCTAAGCATTTGTTGTCAACTAAGTTGTAGCCATCTTCACAAACAGGCTTAGTCTCTACACTATCCTTTTCTTTATTATTAGCTGAATTTATTTCACCAGTAACAGGTGGTATCGGCGGTGTAGTTTGCGCAAAATCCTCAGCTTTTTCGTCTTGTTTTTGCGCAGGTTTTGACCCCTTATACCCACTAAATTTAGCTGGCTTTTGATATATTAAATTTTCAGGAGTGTAGTCAAGAGGATAAAAAGTTGGCTGATTTGCATCACAATAAGTCCTCACTCCTTTCGGATCATCATCGCCAATTATGTCCGATTTATCTGAACTAGGGTGCGCCTTGACGCAGCCAGGTATTTGAATAATTGGTGTGCCAAGAGTCAGGGTAACGGGTGGTGATACCGCATTGACAACTGGCGGCACGCCTACCCAATTATGAATAGGTCGGATGTACAGATCACCGACAGGCCTGACTGTAAGATCAGGTATTGAAGGCATTACTAAAAGGGTAACGCAGGACCCGTAGTGGTTGGGATTGCGTCTAAAGTCTTCTTGTCACCTGCTTTGATTTCGGGCTTAATAGTGTCTGTAAACATTGATCCCATGTTGCCCTTAATTGCGTCAGTCTGCTTAGTCAATTGACTAGACATTTGACCGGAAATAGCTCCTAGCAGAGCTTTTTTCTGATTCTCAATAATTGCATCTTTATTGAGAAACAAGTACCCAATTAAAAGGTTTGGGGCCAAAGCTAAGACGGTGATGAGAATTTTAAATACCATAATTTACCGTGCGCGGGCGGTTTTGAAGGGATGCTCAGCAAATGCCATGTAGGCATAATTATGAGAGCCGTTGATTGAATTATCAGTGGCTCTAAGCTTAAAACCGTTTGAAAGTAGATCGACCTGCCTACTAATATTGGAGGATTCTGAGTTAGTCAAATTGGGATAGAGCGGTAATTTATTTACGTTTGTACTTCCGCGAACAGAGTCCCACATAACCCAATGATCGGCTTGGTCGTATACCTTTACAATTAAGAATTTTGGCCTAAATCCGGTGAACACAAATGGACCATCAGATGAACCGTTGCCTGCATACGTACCAAACGCGCTAAAACCTTCGACAGGTGTAAAACAGTAAGCAATATAGTTTTGTGAACCATTTACGCCGCTACTATTTCCCAGGCTAAATACCGATGCTGTTGGGTTTGTTAAGTTCCAAACTGTACTATTTGAACCTGAAGCTCCGTTTTGTGATTGGAGCATTAAATACCCGGTACCGGTACCAAATGGGAAATTCACAAACCAACTTTCATTGGCAGTTCGTGATTTAAGTATAATCATCTCAGGTTTAGCATTTAAGCCGTGTCCAACGGTGGCACCACTTGTGCTATTACCTGTATAACTGACAATTGAGAATCCAGCTGACGGATTGGCACGAACTACTGACAAAATAGTACCGTCAAGGTTGGTTGAACCAGCAGTGGCGTTCGTATTCGCCTGGCCCCCCATTCCACTGTGCACACTACAATAATAAAATAAGGTTGGTGCACTCGCGGCAACAGTGATTGTAGTCTTAGCTCCTGCCTGTCCAGGTGTGCCTGTAGTCGTCACACCTGTCGTATATTCAGTGCCTCCGCCGTGCGTTCCGTTAGACGTAGTGGAGAATCGCAGTGGGTGGCCTGCGTTACTGCTATCTGACTGGTCAAACACATAGGTGCTACCCTCTTCAAGCTCAAGAGTCACGGCACTGGAGCCAAAGTCATCGAAGCGGTACTTGTTTCCACTATCGCTTACGACTTTAACGGTATATGTTTTACTACTGTTAGCGCCAGCGTCCCATGCCCAGCCAACGTACGTTTCGGTATTCTCGCCAACTGTGTTCCTGTTTCCAATCGTAAATCCATTGCTGTCAAACGAATGCAAACCATCAGTAATTGTTTGGTCTGCATTTGTATTAACACTATCTAGTCTAATGTTTGCGCCACGCACAATGTCAAAAATTGCGTGCCCATAAGACTCGCTTCGCGTCTTAATCCAAACAAAGTCAGGAGAGAAGTTGTACCCCGTGATGGCCCTAGACGACGAACCATCTCCAGTCCAAAGTTTTGCATCAAACGCCGTCGAACCATCGGCAATCGCTGGGTTGGGAAGATTTTGCGTGCAAAGTGCTTTGTAACCGCTTGGTGGCGCATATTTAAATCTTCTTTGACCAAAGTTCCAAGAACCCCCAGTATTGCCAACTCGTGCATACATGGCTGGCAAGTATGGTCCGTTTGTTAATCCGCTAAAAGCCTGCCCTTGGGAAACTCCATCATTCCAAAAGGTAACTGTTCCAGCATCTGCATCAAAAAGTAAGCTGACAACTTTACCTGCAGACGTAAAACTTGACCCATAACTTGAGCTGCTACCCTCTGCATACTTGTTACCACTATCTACATACGCCCACTCACCAGAGTTATTACCAAGGAAGCCTGTGTTTACCGACTCTGGAGTAGCTAGGCCAACGTGAAATCCGCCTGCAAAGGCTGTAATTTCACATTCCCAGTACCATTTCCCCGACGATACTCCCATCGTGCCGCGAGGATTGTCTTGAGTTCCCCCTGGATTAAGAGTGTCTAAATTTCCATTACTAAATGTAATTGCACCATTACTGGTTAATGGATTCATCGTGCAGTAATTTCCGCCAGGGTTGCCAGAATCTACTTCATAATTAGTAGGCGAATCGATAAGGCAGTCTTCATTTCGTGGTGTGCCGTCTACAAGAATAGTTCCGTCGACCCGCAAAGCTCGCCAAGTGTGGGTAACAGTCTGTGTTCGTTGAATGCGAATAGACGTCAGTGTTCCCCCACCGCTAGCAACTGTGTGCCAAGATCCAGAGCTGACGGCAACATTGCTTCCGCCGTTGTAGCTGTACTCAAAGTTGCTTACACCTACATACATTTCAACTGTGCTTTCGAAAACAATGCCGCCAACAGGAATAAAATCAATGTACCTATCTTCATATGAACCAGCAGCTAATTTGGCCTCGTTGTTGGTAGCAATGCTTCCGTCGAAAGCCTCTGAAGCAGGATATGAGCTATCAAAACCAGCTGGAGACTGTGGATAAAGATAAGTACTCCATTTTGTCCCTGATGCCGTCAGGTTCGTTACGGAAAAAGTATTGCTATTACCGCTACTATCCGTTCCAAGTGCAGCGTCGCTGCTATTGTCCTCAAACTTTAGAAAAAACCCGTTTGTGCCATACGTTCCAGAGTATCTTTTAGGTATCCAATTATTATCGTCATCGTATTCAGCGAAATCAGTCGCAGCAAGTGCTTGACCGTCAACAAAATGAATTTCAGTCAAGTAGCCGTCAAAATGATCGCCAGAGTTTGCATTTCTTCCAATACTATGTGCAATGTTTGAATTTAAAGTTGGATTGAGCCCTGAAGTAACTGTTCCATTCCTGGTCTGCAACACGCCGTTTATATAAAACTTAATCCTGTTTGCTTCAGTTCCGTTATCAGTGTCAATGTTTATAACAATGTGATACCAGGCCGAAGGGTCTCTTAGTAAAGCATCAGTATAAATATAGTTATTAGTCGAACCATCAGTAAGCCTTACAGCAAGACGATCACCGGCACTGCCAGCTGTCGTTCCGCCGAAAGCAATCCAAACGTTAGGCGCACCTGAAGCACCAAATACGATTTCAAACCTGTTTGTAAGTGTGCGCTTTAGCCAAGCGCTCCAAGTCCATTTTTTGCGTGTGCCCGAACCGAAGGTTTTGCTCAAATATGGACTATCCCCGTCATTAAACCGCAAGCTGCGATTAATTACATAATCTTCACTAGCACCAAAACTTGGTCCCAGCATTTGGTGCATTCCCATTAGCTAACTCCAGTACCAGCGATAACGAATTCATTACTTGCGATGCATAATAAGGTCGCTAACCCATAAGACGCAAGTGTTTTATCACCCGCAGTACCAACTCCAGCAAGACGAATTGTGACTGAGCTACCCTGCGTGATTGTCTGTGCGCTCGCACTATTATTGTAAATACTTACAGCATCCCCTGCCGAGAAGATTCCTGAATTAACAGTGACGCCACCAGTTGTGATGCTGACGTGCTTACCTGCATCCCCAATCACCAATACATAAGCGCTTGTCTTGGCGTTTTGCGGAATGTCGCGGAGGTTGCCTGATGTATCTGAAACAGTACTACCAGTGATTGTACTGGTTGAAGAGATCGTAATATTGTCGGCTAATTTAGCTCCGGTGACCTGGTCGTCTCCGATTTTTGAAGTCGTGACTGTCCCGTCTCCAGGTGTATTTGTATCTACAGCGTCGCCCTGCATCAAGGCGAAAAAACTTAATCCGCCAGCAGGCGCAGTAGTGAAGGTCACCTGATCGCCAGCCACGGTAAAGTCCGTACCTGGGTTCTGCATCACACCGCCAATGGACACAAATAGCTGCTGGGTGGTGGCTGGGTAAACCGCCTCACCATCTACTCGCAGATTAAAAGTGGCCGTGCCACCGTTAAAACTACTCGATACATCATCGATTTTACGGTTCTGACCACGAGCAATTTGCCGACCAATGTATGGCACTGTTTATTACCGCCTAGATAGAATCATTCTAAATGAATTACTCTTATGGCCAATCTGTAAGGCCCGTCTCGGTGATTAAGGTTTCAAGCTCCTCAGTTGTAGTACAGGCATTAATCTCAGCTTCTCTTGCTGTACAGGCAGTAAGAACGCTATTCCGATAACTAGACACGGCGTCTGGAATTGCAACGTCACGCTCCGCTTTCCGGATGACATGCCAATCAGTAGGCGCTAATAACAGATTGCAAGTTTCTTTCTGCTTCTCAAGCCAATGGCTTTTCAGTCCCTTAGTGACTTCTCCTGTAGGGTTGCCCTCTTCGTCCTCAATCGCAACATCATCAAATTGTTTGACATTGTCCTGGCTCCAACGAAACCTTTGATCGTGCGTCGGAATAGGATCAGCTTCCCATGTAATCTCAAGAGCAGCCCGCTGCTGCCTAGTTGACTGTCGGAGCCAATTAGATGGATAGCTGATTCCCTTTGCCTCGAAAGGAGTGTCAAGGGGTAGTGGAGAGCCGTTTAAGATGTACATAATGCCTGACTAATGTTTATATTCTAATGTAGAAGATTAGACAGAAGAGTTGGGCCACGCAGTGAGTCCGTTATTTTTGATCAACGCAGCAAGTTCATCCGTCGTTGTGCAGTCCGTGATTTGAGTCTCACGTTGTTCACAGACAGCGCGAATTGCGGATCGCGTAGCTGTAATCTCATCTGGTACCACTTGACCAGTTTCAGCTTTACGCGTGACATACCAGTCTGTCAAAAGCAGTAACGTGGCAGCAGTATCTTTTTGTTTTTGGACCCATAAAGTCTTTAGACCTGTCTGTATTTCGCCTGTCTCATTACCTTCACTATCCAATACTGCAGCATCCTCTAAATTCTTGGGGATATCTGCACCCCAATAAAAACGCTGATCATAGGCACGCTCGACAATATCAGGTCTTTCAACAATTCCCAAAGCCTCTCTTTGTTCTCTAGTAGAAAGCCTAAGCCAATTAGCAGGGTATGTGACGTCCCCTACGGTGAATGGGACGTCATAGTTCAATCGTCGGTCATCGAGTACGTACATTATTTTGTGGCTTTTTAATTAATCTAAATCAAAGAAATTTACCGCGCACGGGCGGTTTTGAAGGGATGCTCAGCAAAAGCCATATAAACATAAGTTTGCCCGTTTGAGTTAGAGACGCCATTTGTCGTTCTGACTTTAAATCCGTTAGACAATATATCTGTCGCAACAAGAGAAGTTGAATTTTCGGCATGAGTTTGACTTGCGTATATAGCACCATCTGCCACGTTAAAGGGATCTCTCGCTGTGTCTAGAACCAACCAATCCTCGCCTGACAAGGTAGAGCACTTAATTATTAAAAATTTGGGACGCATGCCGGTCGCAACAAAGGGACCATCAGTACTTCCATTGCCGGTGTATGAACCAAAAGAGCTATAGCCCTCGATAGGTGTCCAGCAGTAAGCAACATAGTTATTACCAGTCCTATTGGTTTCATCAAAATCCGAAACATTAAAGATGGTTGACGTAGGGCTTTTATTGTCAAAATAGCTGTTATTAATAAGGGCATCGCCCGCATTAAACTGCAGTGCATTGGTAGCACCTGTACCTATGTGATATGTGATAAAAGAAGCAGCTCCGTTTCTTCTTTTATGGATGATCATTTGCGGGACAGCTCCCAGACCGTGCCCCACCGTCGCATTTTGACTATTACCTGACCAAGTGACAATAGAAAATCCAGCAGACGCATTGACGCGGATACTAGAAGTAATGCTGCCATCAGTGTTACTTACCGTTGACGATCCAGCGTCCCATGCCCAACTGACGTATGTTTGGTTGTTCGTATTGATAGCTGCATTAGTGCCAAGGCTTAGTCCAGTGCTGACGAACGTTGGGCCGCCTGCATCTTCGGCGTTTCCAGTAGGAAGCTCAAATCTTTTATTTCCAGCCGAACTTCGGATAGTATCGCTAAGTTGACCGTTAGAGGTGTAGCTTCTACCCTTAATCCAGGCAAAATCAGGAGAAAAATCGTAAGTGACGGTAAAGTTACTACCCGTGCCTGTATACAGTTTGGTGTCAAATACCGTCGTAGTATCGGTAATCGTTGGGTCGCTTAAATTTTGCGTGCAGAGAGATACATAACCGGTCGGCGGGGTGTGCGCAAACGGGCGTTGGCCGAAGTTAAAAACAGTGTCCCCGTTGAAAGCGCCACTGCCTGACCTGCAGTTTGCTGTCCACGCACCTGTAAGCCCTGTTGCAGCGGCATTACCGCTGTTCATGGCAGACCCGTTTTTGTAGAAATAAAGGTTGCCGGCATCCATATCCAAAGCGACGCCAATCACGTCGCCTGACACAAAACCATCAAATGAGGTGGCGCTATTGTTGTGATAAAGCTGTCCGCTGCCGTTGTTTCCATAAACCGCATATTGCTGATCGTTTTCACCGGGATAACTTGCAGAGTAGGGGCTTGTTCTACTTTCAATACCCGCCATCGTATAACTGCTGCCGGCAGTAAATTCCCAGTAGAATTTCCCGCTACTGGCATACAACGTTCCAGTAGATCGACCAGAAGTGCCGTTGCTTTCTAGGTTGCCATTCTTCAGGGTTTGAGACTGGTTTTTAAGTGGATTTAAGGTGCAGTAGTTACCACCATTATTTCCAGAACTTGCATCGTAATTAGACGGCGTGTCGATCAGGCTGTCGTTTCCTGCACCAGATGCAACAGAAAGGTTGTTGACAGTCCAAGTATTGCTCTGACCACTGCTATCCGTTCCCAGCGCAGCAGCACTACTATTGTCGTCAAATTTTAAGTAAAAAGAATTGAGTCCGTGCTCAATATCATCGGTCAAAATTGTATCGTTAATCTCAATGGCACGCAGGTTAGAACCGCCGACACTTGTTCCAAATGAGATTGAATTGATTGTTATCGCAGATCCAGTGTAAACCGTTTTCCAGCCAACAGGATCGTCGTTATCGATCATTGTTGATACATCATCGTTATACCAGACTTTGTTTGTTGAACTGGTATTGCCACCGCCATAAATACGAAGCTTTGTAACACCAGTTTTAGCTGTTGGAAAGGTTACTTTAATGCGCTTTGTATTGCTGGGATCACCGCCCGACCCTGTAGTTCTTCGGAAATTACAGCCAGTGCTGGTGCTACCGTCAAACAAGGCTTCCCTAGTGCCACCTGCATATAATTCTTGTTCTGCAAAATCAAAACTAACGCCAGACGTTGTATAACTGCCAGCAAATTCCTTCGGCTGCCAGACATTGTTGTCGTCGTATTCACCGAAGTCAGACGCAGCAAGTGCTTGACCGTCGATGAAGTGAACTTCGGCTAAATAAATATCAGCGTGAGTCGTTTCACCTGTATCTCTACCAATTTGATGTTGTAACGTGCTATTGATAGCAGTATCTACGTTAGAAATAGCAGTAGCTTGCTGATACAACGCACCATTTACATAGCACTTGACTTGATTGGAACTAGCCGTCGTATCGACTGACACTAATATGTGATACCAGGCACTAAAATCACGCAGCTTGCCACCGTCATAGAGAATATTTGTTGCGCCAGTCGCAACGTTAATGTGCCCATTAGCGTGAAAAGTGATTCTGAAAAATCCTGTATCACTAACAGTTGTTCCTGCAGTAAATAAAGCAGTGTGATTAGAAGGATCCGCACATCGCTTTACCCATCCACTCCAAGTCCACGTCTTGCGGTTACCTGCAGAACTTGGGGTGCGATTGAGATATGCGCTATCACCGCTGTTAAATCGCAAGCTGCGTTCAATCTTGTACGCTCCTCCTTGTCCACCTGAAGCGCCAATAAGAGCATTACTATGGAAATGTGCCATCTACTTACCGCGTATAGTTCAGTGTAGCAACGGCATGAATTTCAGTACTACTTTTGCAGATGTAATCGACACGATCTACGGCACTAGCAGTTGTAGTCAAGGTTGGGACAGTTCCTCCTGCAAATTTCCAATTATTATGCCAACCAGTAGTACGAGAACCGGTCGAGTCCTGCACTAGAAAAATAGAACCGCTTTGTCCAGCCACTGCATTTGTTGGTGCACCGATAGTGCTGACAGTGCCGTTCAAAGTAAGCGTAAAATTATTTGAAAGAGAAAGATCAACAGCCACAGTGCTAGAGGCGTTACTCAAAGTTGTAACTTCTGCAATTGCAGCAGCGTTGTATGTCTTTACTCCTGTGATTGTCTGTGCTTCTTCTAGAGTTTGGAAGGAGCGTGCAACACCGTTTTTAGCTAGTCCTACTTCACCTGATGAAGCGCGGTACAGTCCTGTATCACTATCGCTGGTGAAAGTGACTGATGGTGCGGTATTGCTTCCGTCTGGAAATTTGCTTCCAGCTGTCACATAATCGGCACCAGCCAAAACAACACCGAAGAAGGCGTGGCCATTGGTTGGAGCAGAGCTGAAAACAATATTTGTTCCGACTAAGTTAAAACCTGCAGAACCAGATGGGTCAGGCTCCTGAATAACACCGTTGACCGAAATTAAACACTGCTGTGCATTTACAGGAAAAGGTGAAGGCGCTACCCCACCAACTTGAAGTGCGAAGCTAGTCTCACTTCCGTTAAAACCAGAGCTAATATCATCAATAATTCGATAGCGGCTAGCAGCTACTTGAAGATCATTACCGATATAAGACATTTTTTATCAAGCAGGTGTAGAACTAGGCTGGACGGGCCATGTAATATCTTCTAATCTAGCGGAGCTATATGTCTGCGGAAGGTCTCTCAAAGCCTGTCTATATGCCGCCCATTGGGCTTGATCGACAGAAGCACCTGGTGTCATAGTCCAGTCAGTGCTGGTTAGTAAGTAATCACGCTTCTCACGGACAATATCCCAAGTTTCATCAGCTTTTTCCAGAACCTTTTCAGGAGTCAATAGCTTCTCTACTTTTGCCTCAAGAACAGCTATCTTAGCCTCTAATTCATGGTAATTAGAGATCGTTGCAATTGACGTAAGTGCCATACTTTATCAAGTTTGCTCAAGGTAGCTAACTGAAATATCTAATGTTGTCGCTGTATCTGAGCGTGCGCGTAAAACATCACTAGACTCCATAATGATCTTAGATCCTGAGATTAACTCAAGAGACGATCCTGAGGGAACCGGGGCGTTGCGAATAATATAAACATCGTCTCCTGTATTTGTCACTAAATAGACATCGACATCAGCCGCAGATGAACCTTTGTTTGATACCAGCACACTCAAGATGACAAGAGTGGCACTACCCCCTGCTGATAAGACATTAGTGTTAGCACTCGATACAGCATCTGTAACCAGGCTGGACTTGGTGTTGATTTTAAAAGTGTTTGCCATATCAGCCTAAAGCAACAATTAATGCGATGTTAGAGTTCTGAGCTCCAGAAACGTTCAAATTACCAGAGATTGTCACGTTGCCTGGAATGGTTACAGCGCCTGCTGAGTCTATTGTAAGTCTAGCAACTCCTCCAGTCACTAAACTAAGCTGATCCGGACCGGGGCTAATGATTCCTGTGTTTGGATCAGAAGCAAACTTCAGTGCACAGCTTGTAAGTGATCCAAGAGACAAAGCAGAATTTGTCCCATCTTCACGTAAAAGAGGGAACCCTCCTGTGGTCACTGCATCATGAACAACGCATGAACTCTTCGTGGTGTCAACTGTAACCTCACCGAGGGCGCCTTTAAAGGTTTGGTGCTGAGCAGAAGTTCCTCTGCGGAATTGTACTTGGGTTGCCATAACGTTATCCTAATGCAACTGCGATTGCTGTAGCAAAACCTTCGTCTGCAATTGTTCCGTTTACATCAGGAACAGTAAGCGTCCGTGTGGTGCCTGAGCTCACACCTGACACTTCAAAGGCAAGCTGCTTAGTGTTGTCACTATTATCGCGGACCCTAAACCCGTCATCATTAGTGATGATTGTATTGCAGGTGAAAGAAGTCAGACCAGCAAGAGTTGTAGCGCTAGAACCAAGCGCGATCCCTGTTGTGCCGATAGTAATCGAACTATTTGCTAACTGTGCATTTGGTATTGCGTTGGTGCCAAACTCACCAGTGCTGTTGTTGTAAGTTAATCCTGAACCCGATGCAACACTCAGGTGAGCGCGGGCCTCTGCTGCACTGGGTCCAGTGTACGTAATGACGCCTGTCGAGCTGTTATAAGATAATGAACCGTCTCCGCCGGAGTCTGTTACTGATACTTGGCCTCTAATATTCGCAGCTGTAACAACAGAAAATGTGTATGCTCCGGTACCGCTGTTATAGGCTAGAGATCCAAACCCTGTACCACTGTTCGCTGCACTTAAAGAACCCAATAAAGCGACTGTGCCGCTGGCATCTGGGAGACTGATCGTGCGGTCAGCTGTAGGGTTTGTGGCCGAAATTGTAGTTTCGTGCGCATCAACCCCAGATCCTTCGAACGTGATGCCTCCTGAAGCAAGCTTTATGCTGTTCGCAGCACCATCGGCACCGACGTTCAGAGTGGTGCTTGCAACTACGGTTGTCGACGTGAGGCTCGTCAATCCTGCAAGCGTTGAGGCTGTAGCCCCTAAAGAAACAGCGGTAGAACCAATCGTAAGGCTGGAGTTAGCCAGTTGTGAGTTTGGGATCGCACTGGTTCCTATCTCACCAGTGCCGCTATCAAGTGTCAGACCTGATCCAGAAGCTACAGATAGCGTGCCGATAACATCTGAACTTGTGGGTCCGGTATAAGTGATTACACCAGAAGTCGAGTTGTAGGAGAGTGATCCTAAACCACCAGAGTCTGTAACACTCACAGCGCCGCGAGATCGCGCATTGGTGAAGTACTGATTTGTTCCCTCTGACAAATCAGACGTACTATTACCAGCCAGGTCTAGTTTGTCCGAAGAAGTATTTAACTCCTGGAAGAGACCGGCATTGAGAATAAGTGACTTTCTTGTTGCCATTTGTGATTCCCTTTCAGTTTAAAAACTTGTGGTAATTAAACTGTCTATTTACCCATCCTATCGCACGTATTAAGTTAACAGGATAGGGGGTTCAAGATGAATGGCGAGGTTAGTTGTACTAATTCCTTCACCGAGCCTAACCAAATACTTTCCTGCACCTGAAGGCGGTGTAGAAACAATGCCACCATTGACGCCTAAATAATGCGTATTTCCCGCATCAAGACCACTTTTTGCAATAATACCAACAATCAGAACACGCACTGTCTGCCCTGCTGATTTTGCTGTTTGCACAAGACCTACGACTGTAGCCTCGTCAAGAGTTCCATTGTTACTTGCCTTACCTACCTTGCCGTCACTAGCACGAGCATAGACAGCATCCCCCTGTGCTACATCTTCAAACGCCTCGGCCCCAAAGCCAGCAACAGAGTAAACGGTCCTGCCGGATAATGTATCTTTTAAATCAATTAAGACACCTACCAAACCCTCTGGATTTTGGGAATAAGGCTCGTAGTTTGTGCTCATTATGACAGCAAAATTGGTGGTTCGATTTGAATACTAAAGTCGCTTGTGGTGGCTCCTTCTCCGACTCTTACGACATACTGACCTGCTGACGAAGGCGCTGTTGTATTGATTGCCCCTGCCGTTGTGTCTAGAAAATAAACGTCGCCAGGGTCAATCGTTGATGGATAATCAAGTACGCCCGCAACCAGACACTTTACGGTACTTCCTGTGGATGCGGCGGTATCTGCAAACCCAATTACGGTCGCTTCATCTAGGGTTCCATTAGCCAATGCTTTACCAGCCTTACCATCGCTAGCCCTGAAATAAAGCGCGTCTCCGTCAGCCACATCTTCGAAGGTTGTTACGTCAAAGCCAACTCGTGTCGGTGAAAAGACAGGAAATCCTTCTTTTAGGTCAATTAGTGCATCAACCAGGCCCCTGTAGTTAGGCTCATATGGCTGACGTGTCATTGTGAATGCATTCGCATTCATTAGATCAACGAGCACCGCTAAAGCACCTTCTACATTAGGCTCGTATCCCGTTGCCATATAATTCTATAGTCTTACGATCATTCTAATTTGTTAAATCCCTTAGAATAAGAATATAGATTCGTGGCCAAGGTGACACCTGAAGTGATTACTGCTGTGATAACAGGTGGAATTGGCGCGTTTACTGGATTGTCACGGGCATTGTCCTCTTTCAACAATAAATTGGAACGTCGTTTCGAGCGTCTTGAAGATGATTTTGACGACCTGCAGGATCGAGTGACGGATAACTACGTATTAAAAGAAGATTTTCTAAGAGAAATGGAATCAGTCCATTCAAAACTTGACAGGATTTTAGATCACCTTATAAGCAATTAAACAGCAATCCAGTTACTGGCAGTTGCGTCGTACATGAAAAGATCGTTTGCTGTTTTGTCATAGTGAAGTTGTCCGTCTACAGGGTTGCTAGGTTTGCCTGCACTGTTTGAGACCACTGCTTTAACAGTTTGGAAGTTTGAACCATCATGTATCTTGAGGATTTGAGTGCTCGCAGTGTCAAGCCAAGACTCTCCTTTGCTAGAGGTAGAAAAACCTGCAGCTGGTGTGTTTGGTGCAGTAGAACCGACAAAAGTAGGACCAGCTTTAATCAATCCTGTTGAAGGTGAAGCGGTGCTGTCTGCAAAATACAATCCAGGATCGTTTGGATTCGTATTGACACAGAGCTCACCAGCACCAATACGCAACGGGTTTGGCCGATCGTGTAAAACTGTTGACCGGCGGCTAAGAATCTGAATTGACATAGCTAATTATTGATATAGAGACCAGAATCAACAAAAATGATTTGCTCTACCACTGGATTATATGTTTTACAGTCCAGTGTACTCTGAGTGCCTTCGTCCACAAGCTCACCACTGACGAAACGGCCTCCATCGACTTCGCCAAATTGGAAATCAGCCGTGTATTCCGTCAAAGGCTGATCTAGCATGCCCATTTTAGTGTCTTGCACAAGATCAACGTCAATATTGAAGACTTTTTGCATCATCAAAAGCAAATTAGTCGTTGAGTTCTTTGTAATACCGTCTCTAGCTACCTTGTCTCCTTGATCTCGCCTAATGCTGTCTGTAACGAGCATACTGACGATGTTGTCATTAAAATTACCGACAATTTCAGGCTGATTTCGGTTGCCGATCACCTCTTTGGCGCCGCTCCACGGTAATCCATACCCATAAGTCGATAAACGCTCCGCTGATTCTCTTATACGGCTATTTTCTTTCTCTAAATTGTCATAAAAACGTTCTAAAGCAATTCCCAGCGGCTGATCACTAGGCTCACGCAACCAAGCACCTACATACTCGTGTTTTTTTAAGCTTCTGACAACGCAATAACCAAGAATTGCAGTTTGTGAGAAAGGATAGATCACAGTAAAGGTGTTTGCATCAGGTACAGATGACACTGTATATTCACCGTCGAGAACGTTGCCGCTAGTTATCTCAAACCGAACACGTGTATTGACAGTCAAACCGTGATTTGTAGCGGATACAGTGATCAATGGACCGTTTTGAGTGTAGCTTGCTGTGATATCAATCGGGTTATTACCCTCATCATGCACTACTGACCACATCGCAGCGTATATGTGCTTACACCAGCGTGCTTGATAGTAAAGAAGGTTTGGGTAAGAGAACTGAGTGCTGTCCTCATAGGTGGGTAGATTATAAAAGTTATTGACAGCTACATAACCGAAATCACTGTAGACACCTACATCATCTCTTGTATTAATTACATTGCCATCACGATCTTGGCGCTGACCGGGCTTCACATTGTTGATAGTTGTTGACGGAAATTGCCGCCTAGTTGCCTCTTTGTAGAGGTTAAATCTCTCGCGACGCATGAAGTCGGAGCAACTGCACTGATAACGAATCTCAGTAGATAGAAAACGCCCGACTGTAAATCCTCTATGAGCAGGAGTGATCGTAGTTGGGCGATCATTGACTATTTTTGTGGCGTAACTATCAGCACGTTGGAACAGAATTTCTTCATTCTGTGCGTCAATACCTGTACAGGTGTATCCGACATAGTCATTGTATTCAAAACCCCGTAAGCGCCTGAATACTTTGGCGTTGCCAGAAGTCGTGGCACTTGTCAGAGATGTGACTGTAAATCGTGTTGCATTGACAACGGTCACATCATACAGATTTGTTACAGCAGCGCCTGTAGACACTTCTAGAAACACCTTGTTTCCTGTACTCAAACCGTGGTCCTGCGCACAAGTCACAGTAATTGTGGTCGTCGACTGTGAATATGTAGAATCTAAACCTGGATCACGCTCGATGACCCTATCAGTCATCCTCTCGTCTTTCAAAAAGTTTCCTGTAGGGGGAATAAAGCGTATTTTTACACGCATCTGTATCCAGCGCAGGTCACTAAAAGTCGTCGATAACCTGAAATCTAGATTTCCGCTTGTAGAAAGACTCGTGGACGCAGTACACGTAATAGTATTTTGTGTGACAGCGCTGATGGTTAATGTTTCACTTACTGCTGACCCAGTCTCTACCACTAAAGAAATATTTTCATTGATCAAAAACCCGTGGTCAGACTTTGTGATTGTTAAAGTCGTCCCCGACTGACTGTATGTACCTTCTACGACCGGTCCTAAATACCTTACCTGTTCAATAGGCAAGCCAAACTCGTAACAATTGAAGCTGTCTGTATCTCTGATCGCGACAATTTGCTCATCGATTTCAGTGCTGCTGCTAGGAAATGTAAAAATTCTTGCTGGAATAAAAACACCAGGAAACTGCTGAAATGAGCAGTACATCCTAAAATCACCTCTGGTGTTTCTTTCTCTTGAATTAGAACCTAGATACGTCTGTGTGATGCTGTAAAGATCGTATCCACGGCGCCAACGATTCCAAAGAGCGTCTCGGTTATAGAATTTTGTCTCACTGTCACTCTCTGAATCAGCAGGTTCAAAGTTAAAAGCTCGCGGCACAAACGGTTTTGGTTTTTTAGAACCAAAATCAGTTAATTTATCGAACTTCTTCGTAAATTTAGAATCAAACCCACCATTCGAGGAGTTTCCAAACCCGCTTATTTCGAATGGCATGACTAGAAATCAATAGTAACCGCCCTGGACACCAACATAAAAGCCGTTTGTAAGGGCGGATGAACCGCTTGCAGCGGCATAAAGAGCCTGGCCCCGACTCAACATCAAGCCACGAAGTTTTGGAGAGACTTTGCTATTAGCTCCTGTAAAGTTTGCACCAGCCTGAACGACAGGGTGGTTGATTAAAGGGAGCACTTCATTTACAGTCAGGCTGTAATTGGTGTTCTCGTAAGTCGCAGGAATACTGGCGACAAAAAGAGGGAAGAACTGGTTGGTGTTGCTGACAGTACCAACGTTCACAAGGTAGAAGCAAATATCGATTGGCAAGAAGCAGCTGACATTACCGGTAATCGTGCCAGTGATTGAACCAATGGTCGCAGTAAATGTCGTCGGAGTGACTGCTGTTACGGTTGCTTCTTGGTCAATGGGGTCAGTGCCGGAGCTGCGGCTAGTGATATCTAAGAAAACTTTTTGACCTACCTGAACATTGTGCCCAGCAGTAATGGTCACCGTAATAGCGGTACCATTTGCAGAATAAGTACCTGTTACAGCAGCTTTAGCATCGATTTTTTCAATTACACGCTTTGTGTACTGCAAGAAAATTTCATCGATATATGCACCGGAAATAGACGTGTCAGTAGCCGCAGAGTCGACGTCAAACACCTTGGTTGCGTTACCAACTGCAGTAGGCACCAAGCTCGTCAAAAAGTCTTGGCCCGAAGCCACAGTCAATAAGGTCGATGTCGTCGCCGGCCGATCGAGCATCATCGGCTGCTTATTAGAACTACTACTCGACACGTTTATTCAGCGGGTTACGTTAACTGTATTATAGCGGTATTGGATTAACCCTTTTTCTTTTCTTTCATCCGTGATTTAGCCTTGTCAAGCGCCTCTTTGCGTTTTTCTTTGTCAGACTTACCTTCGTCTTCTTTACCCTCATTCTTCTTTTTAAAATGAGCTAAGAGCTCAGGTGGCATTTTGTTTTTAGCCATGGTACTTAAATCAGAGTATCACTAAAGTCTTGAAATCTCTGTGCAAGACGATCACCTTTAGTGTACGGTCTGGGAATTGCTTCTGGTTCTAATAAGTCTAACTTGACTCTGTCTCCAGCCATACGCGGTCTTTGCCCGTAGAAAAATCTTCCTGCATTACTTTCGCCAGGGCGCTCACCAGGTACTGCATTCCTGCGAATGCCGTACATATAGCCTAGTTCTGTTGTTGGTTTGACCATGTCGCTTGCACTGGTTTTTTATTTAAAACAACTTGAGGTATGTTGTCCGAGTGAGATCTTGTAACCTCACGCATGTAAGCCGGATTATTTAGTTGATATCGAGGGTCGTTTTCGCCTGTATAAGAAACAACAAAGTTACAAGGGGTGTGCTCTTCTTTCTTAGCAGGCTGAAAGGGATCGCTCAAGCCTGCACTAACCATTGAATAATCCCTATACATATTTTGGTAAGTCACAGGGAATGCTTGGCTGTAACCAGGAACTGAAGCGAATCTCATCATTCCATCAGATCCTGCGGCGTATAAGCCTGCTGAAGAAGACCTAACACATCAATCGAACTTGACTTGGGTGGTTCTGCAGCTTTATTTACACGGCCGATAAAACTCTGCAGTAACTTAATTTTATTTTGTTCTTGATTTTGTTTCTCAAGCAGCCCAGCAACTAGCATCGGGTCGTAGCTCGACTTCGTATCTGGACCAGGTGGACCTTGCTTAGGTTTATCTGATTGAACACCTTTTTCGATTGAAATTGGCGATTCAGGGATCCCACCAGCTAGCTCTCTTTGTACTTGTGGTAAATGTTTTTTATAGATACCCTCTGAATAAACAGACCACGCACCGAGGCCTTGACGATTCCGAATATCAAGTGCCGCCTTTGCATTTAAATAAGGATCTTTCAATTGCTCATTTGACTTAAGTCCGTAACGAGCGCGACGTTCTTTGCCGAGTTGATATCCTGGTTCATCCAGCATGTTGATCTGAAACAAACCATAGGAATCGTCAGGGTACTTTGGATTGTGTGCTTCGGGATTCAAGCCAGATTCACCCATTCCAATCGCAACCATGACTGGAATCTCAGCATCTTTAAAGCCTGCTTGTTTGAGGACACTAGCTGTCTCCTTAATTGAAAGACTCATCGATTCAGCGGAAATTGGTTTCGAAATGAATG